AATACAAACTATTGGTTAGTCCCTTCAGGTAATATTGCAGCAAGACCTGGAACTGCAGTCAATGGTATGATTCGTTACAATTCAGAAATTTCTGCATTCGAAGGATATGCTGCATCTGCATGGGCATCTCTTGGTGGTGTCAAATCAGTTGATGGTTACACTTATATTATAGCAGAAACCTCTGCTGGTAATTCTAATGGTGATTTAGATTTTTATGCAGAAGATGCAGCTGGCACTGCTGCAACACAAGTTGGTCAATGGAACAGAACAAATCTTAAAGATTATACTGGTACGATAGTTGGCACACAAACAACTCAGAATGTCTTTAATGCAACTGCTACTACTGTTAATGCATTTGGTGCTGGTACAACTATTGGTGTTGGTGCTAATTCTGGTACATTAACTCTAAATAACCCAACTGTTGTAGGTTCTCAGACTACAGTAAACTTATGGAATACTACTTCCACAACAGTAAACGCATTTGGTGCTGCAACAACAATAGCGATTGGTGCTGCAACAGGAACACTAACACTAAACAATCCAACTCTAACTGCTTCTAGCACTAATGGTCAGTTTAAATCTATTGGTGTTGGTACTGCTGGATCTAATACAACTGGTGAAATTCGTGCTACTAATGCAATTACCTCTTACTACTCAGATGAACGATTAAAAACAGATATTACAGAAATTTCTGGTGCTCTGGACAAAGTAATGCAACTTCGTGGTGTAACTTTCCGTGCTAACGAGTTGGCTGAATCTTTTGGTTATGCTAATAGTAAAGAACAAGTTGGTGTGATTGCTCTAGATGTTGAGAAAGTTTTACCACAGATCGTTGTTCCTGCACCATTTGACATTATGCAATTACAAGAGGGTGTAGAAATATCTCGCTCTGGTGAAAACTATAAAACAGTTCACTACGAAAAACTTGTTCCATTACTAATTCAAGCAATCAAAGAACAACAGATTATGATTGAAGAATTGCAAAAGAAGGTAGGCTAATATGGCTGTTTCTACAAGAGATGGATTAAAACAGTATGCTCTTCGTGCACTTGGTGCGCCTGTGGTTGAAATTAATGTGGACGATGATCAATTAGAAGATCGTATTGATGAAGCATTAGAGCACTGGAGAAAATATCACTATGATGGTGTTGAACAGATTTACATGAAGGCTGCAATTCGTGCTTCTGAAATTGTTTTAACTACATCTGTTGCTGGTAATTATCAACTATCCGAAACAATTACAGGTGCTTCTTCTGGAGCAACAGCAACAGTAGTCAAAGAAACAAATCGTTCTTCTTCTGGAACTTTGCTACTAGTTAAAAATATTGTTGGAACATTTACTGCAGGCGAAGCGATTGCTGGTGCTTCTTCTGGTCAATCAGCCACTACAGTTTCTATTACAAAACGAGAATACGATAACAAGTATATTGAAGTTAGTGATTTAGTATATGGTGTCACTAAAATTCTAGCCATAGGTCAAGCGTCGTCATCTAAGAATATTTTTGATTTACAGTATCAATTGCGTTTGAATGATCTATATGACTTAACATCTACTTCTATCATTTATTACAAAACTGTAATGAGTCATTTGGCTCTGTTAGATTTAGAATTAAATGGTCATACTTCTTTCCGTTTTAATCGTAGAACAAACAGAGTTTACTTAGATATTAACTGGGAAACAGATATCCCTCTTGGTGACTATGTTATTGTTCAAGGATATCGTGCTTTAGATCCAGCAGAGTTTACTAAGGTTTGGAATGAGGCATGGTTAAAACATTATGTCACTGCATTGTTTAAGAAACAATGGGCAACAAATATTAAAAAGTTTTCTGGCATTCAACTTCCAGGTGGTGTTACATTAGATGGTGATAAACTATATGATGAAGCAGTCAATGAAGTTAAAGAACTGGAAGAGACTTTACAAAATAAATCTGCACCACTAGACTTTTTCATAGGTTAATATGTCAACAACTAATGTTTATTTTTCTCATGGTACGAGAAACGAACAGTATTTGGTAGAAGACCTGATTATCGAATCTTTAAAGATTTACGGTAATGAGTTTTTCTACATTCCAAGAACATTAGTTTCTAAAGATGAGATTCTTGGTGAGGATCGTCTGTCTCAATTCACATCATCATTTCCAATCGAAATGTATTTTGAAAATGTAGACTCTCTTGCAGGACAAGGAGCATTTATTCAAAAGTTTGGTTTAATGATGGAACAGTCAGCTACACTGGTAGTTGCTCGTCGTAGATGGGATCAATTGGTTGGTCGCTATGGTCAAACTACTTTACCTAATCGTCCAAACGAGGGAGATTTAATTTACTTTCCATTGACAAAGGGATTGTTTGAGATTAAGTTTGTAACTCATCAAGATCCTTTTTATCAACTTGGTAAACTATATGTTTATAAACTACAAGTTGAATTGTTCCAGTATGCGTCAGAAAGAATTGATACTGGTATTGCAGCAGTGGATGCGTTTGAATCTCTTAAATCATTTACTACAAATACAACTCGCTCGCCATATGGAACTGTTATTAAAATTAATGTAACAAATCAAGGATCTGGTTATGCAACAGCACCAACTGTTACTTTTGTAACTTCTACAGGCAGAGATGCCACTGCAACAGCAGTACTTGGTTCTGGAACAACTGCTGGTAAAGTAGTTAGTGTGAATGTCACTAATGGTGGTACAGGATATCAAACTGCTCCAGTGGTACAATTTACTGGCGGTGGTGGATCCAATGCTGCAGCAACTGCAGTAATTGAAGCAGATATTGATAAAGTTGAATCTTATGGCGACAATAATAAATTTAAGACTCAAGCTGCAGATGTTCTATTCAGCGAAGCCAATCCATTCGGTGAAGTAGACAAAACTAGGAACACTGAAATATAATGTTAAACAATCAAGTATTTTATCACGGAACTATTCGTAAGTGCATCGTAGCATTTGGCACTCTATTCAGTGATATCTATATCGATCGCAAGTCTGGAGATTCTGTAACAGGAACAACTATTCAACGACTTCAGATTCCTCTTGCATATGCTCCAAAAGAAAAATGGTTAGTTCGTATTGAGCAAGATCCTAATTTAGAAAACAATACATATGTCTCTTTGCCAAGAATGTCTTTTGAAATTCTTGGATATAACTACGACTCTAGTCGCAAGTTAAATCGTATGCAACAAATTAAGTGTGGTGACGGAACTAATACGATGGATGCCATCTATACTCCAGTGCCATATAATATTGACATTAGTTTGTATATTCTAACTAAGACTCAAGAAGATGCACTACAAATTCTAGAACAAATTCTTCCAACATTTACCCCAGAGTATACTCTAACGATTAACGCTGTTCCAGACATGAATGTTAAACTAGACATTCCTATTGTTTTAAACAGTGTAACTTCTTCTGACGAGTATGATGGTGATTTCCAAACTCGTAGATTTGTTACACATACTCTAACATTTACAATTAAAACTAATCTATTTGGTCCATTGGCTAATAAGAAAGTTATTGATGAAGTTATGGCTAATGTTGGTCAGAATGAGAACTTTAGCAATCCAAATAGAATCTATACTGCAGAGGGTGATGTTACCACTGCAACAGTTGATACCGAATCTTGGACAAGTAATTTTTAACTATGGCTGAAATTTATAATGCGAATTCGAATCTAAAAGCAGCAGGTGTTGATGTTCAGTTTACTCCAGAAGATGTTAAGGAGTATATGAAGTGTGCTGCAGATCCGATCTATTTTATAGAAAACTACTGTTACATTGTAACACTAGATCATGGTCTTCAGTTATTTAAATTATACGATTGCCAAAAGAAAAAGATTGATGTTATCCATAACAATCGTCGTGTGATTCTTATGGAAGGTCGTCAGCAAGGTAAGACCACAACCTCTGCTGCATACATTCTTTGGTATACATTATTTCAACCAAATAAAAATGTGGGTGTTCTAGCAAATAAAGCAACAGCTGCACGAGAAGTTTTAGATCGTTATCAGACGATGTATGAGTTATTACCTAAATGGATGCAACAAGGTGTGACTACTTGGAATAAGGGTGACATTGAATTAGAAAATGGTTCAAAGGTATTTACTGCTGCAACTGGTAAATCTGGTATTCGTGGTAAATCTGTAAACTTATTGTATGTTGACGAAGCTGCAATTATTCCAAACAATGTGGCAGAAGAATTCTTTACATCTGTTTACCCTACGATTTCTGCTGGTCAAACTACTAAGATTTTATTAAGCAGTACACCACTAGGTTATAATCATTTCTGGAAGTTTTGGAATGATGCTGAGAATGGTCGAAATGGATTTGTTAATCTGTTTATTCCATACTGGGAAATTCCAGGTCGTGATGAGGCATGGGCGAATGAACAAAAAGCCATGCTTGGTGAACTTAAATATAATCAAGAGGTTTTATGTAACTTCTTGGGATCGAGTTTAACACTTATTAATGCAGATACTATCGCACAAATGAGTGTAGCAAATAGAGTCTATGAGAAAGATGGACTTGATGTTTATGTAGAACCACAAGTTGGTCATACATATTGTTTAGTCGCTGATGTGGCTAAAGGAGTTGGTGGGGATTATTCTGCATTTCAGATTATTGATATTACAGAAACACCTTACCGAATTGTTGCAAAGTATAGAAACAATGAAATTAGTCCATTGCTCTATCCTAATATTATTTACAAAGTTGGTAGAGACTATAATTACGCTTGGGTTCTAATGGAGATTAATATATCAGAGCAAGTTGCTCATATTCTCTATTCTGAGATGGAATACGAAAACATTTTATTTGTTACAAGACATACTCTTGGACAAACAGTTTCTGGTGGTTTCGGTGGTGGCAAAACCCAGCTAGGTGTAATGACAGATAAGAAAATTAAAAGAATTGGGTGTTCTAATTTTAAGGCACTAGTTGAAGAAAAGAAACTA